GGTCGCGTCCTCCATTGCGACGCCAGCGAACTGGCCGGCGCCCGCCAGCAGGTCGAGCGCGCCCGAGGTCCACTCGAGATACATGCCCGCCTTGATGGCGACCGCGGCCTTGACCGGCAGACGCTGATCGAGCGTCGGGTAGTCCTGCAGCCACTCGCGTGGCTTCTGGGAAGTGAGGTCCGCCATCGAGCAGGCGCACAGCAGCGCCAGCGCGAGGCACAGGAAGAGTGTGAACATGGCTTGGTCTCCTATCTGAGTTTTGGAATGAGGGGGTTGGGTTGGGGATTGGGCGTCCTCTCGGCCGCTGCTCACAACAGCGGGGTCAGGGCGACTACGTGAACTCGACGCGGCAGCTCTGGTCGAACCTGCCGAAGCCGCCGTTGCCGGTTCGCTTCGCGACGTAGAGCTCGTTCCCGGTCAGGATCGTGTGCTCGCTTCCGGTCGTGAGCGATTCCATGACTGGCATCACTTCGTCCTGCCAGACCAGGGCCTTCACGTCGCTGTCTGCGCGGAACACGTACATGTAGACCGACGACGACAGCCTCGGGTTCATCACGAGTTGGATCTGGAACTGCGTCGCACGCAGCGCGTTCGATTGGCCCGCAGCGGTGAAGTCGGCACGGAGAGCAGCGCTGGCCTGCTTCCACATGTTGACCGGGACCATCACGGTGAAGGCCTGCGCGAACTCGTTGCGCGGTTCGCCTTCGTCGTCCTTGAACCCGAGCAGGCTCTCGATGCCCGAGAGAATGCCCGTCTCCATCTCGGCATTCGTGGGGGTCGTGCCGGTCGCGGCCGCGACCTGGATCGCGTTCGCGACGGTGTCGCCGTTCAGCGTGACATGGCTCGACGCGTGATAGAACGCCACGCCGTCGTAGGCGTTGCCGTTCCCGTTGATGATCGTCGACAGCACCTTCTGCGGGAGCTGTGCCGCACGGGCCGCGAGCTCGCGCGCCCTGATGATCGCGAGGCCGGTCTTGTCGCGGCGGATGTCCGCCTCCTTGACCTCGAGCCCCGCTGCGTAGTCCTTGTTCTGGATCGTGAACGTGTAGGGCTTGACGCCCTTCGCCCCGAGGTTCGAGCCGCGTTCCTTCATCGCGGGCGTGTCGCTCAGGAATGCGATGGTCTCGGTCTCGACGTTGGAGTCGAGCATCATCGCGAGTTGGCTGACCCAGCTCGCTTGCGTGACTTCGTCGAGCCGCTTGTTGAAGGCCCCGATGATCGATCGGTTGCCCAGTGCTTTCAGGTTGCCTGATCCGGTCATGTTTCTTCTCCGCCTCTGTTAGTTGGTTTGGGTTGGTTGGTCGTTCGAGGTTCCTGGCCGGGGTCAGTCGCGGCCCCGCATCGCGGCGAGCCGCTGCTCGTTGCGCTTCCATCCGCAGTAGGAGCCGACATCGCCGCGGAACTCCTTCTGCAGGTCGGCATCGGCGGCGAACTCCGCCTTCCACTTCTCCTCGCCTTCCGGCATCGCCTTGATCTTGGCGTCGGCGGTGTTGCCGCCCGCGACCGTCGCGGTGTTGCCCTGACCGAGCGGCTGCGTCGCGGCCGACGGCAAGGCCTTCGCCTGCGCGAGCCGCGACACCGTGTCGGCCTGCAGGGCTGCGAGCGCCTCGGTCAGCGACGTGCCGTCGGCGACCAGCTTCGCGGCCAGGTCGCGCTGGCAGTCGGCCGCGGCGTTCTGGATCGCGACGCAGCGTGCGCGCTCCGCAGCGGCGGAGTCCGCGTTCCCGGTGGCCGGGGCGGGAGTCGGGGTTGGAACCGGCGCAGGTGCTCCCGTTGGCGGAGCCGAGGCGCCCTTCTGCTCTTCTGCTTTCGTCATGTCGTCCTCTTCGTGTTGAGCGCCTGCGGCTTCGGCCTCAGGCAAAGGTTGTTCTGCGGCGGCCGCGGCCGCGGCGGCAGCGCGTTCGCGCCCGAGCCCGCGCGCGGTCTTGATCGCGCCTGCCATGCTCGCGATCCCATCGATGAAACCGCGCGACTTCGCTTCGGCCGCCAGGTAGACCCGCCCGTCGCCCATGGCCTTGGCGGCCTGCTCGTCGATGCCGCGCCCGGCCGCGACCGCCTCGACGAACATCTGGTGGAACTGGTCGACCCCGCGCTGGATGTCGGCGCGATCGCCATCGCTGAGCGTGCCGTTTCCCTGGACCCCGCCCTTGGCCGGCGTGCTCTTGATGATCACCGGGTCGTAGCCCGCGTTCGCGGCCGCGCGGTGCCCGTCGAAGAACGCGGAGATCACGCCAATGGAGCCGACCTCCGCACCCTTCGTCGCGAAGACGCGATCGGCCTGCGAGCCGAGCCAGTAGGCCGCGGAAGCCATGAGCGACTCGGTGTGCGCGACGATCGGCTTGCTCGAGCGCGCAGCCCGGATCTCGGCCCCGAGCTCCTCGATGCCCGACACGCTGCCGCCGGGGCTGTCGATGTCCAGGACGATCGACTTGACCTCGTCGCTGTCCATCGCGGCCTGCAGGTCCTCGCGAATGTGCTCGACGCTGGTCCCGACCCGGCTGCTGATGCGGCCAACGGCGCCGGCGCGGTGCGCGATCACGCCGTGGATCGGGATCGTCGCGACCCCGGTCTTCGCGTCGATCTTCATCTCGACCGCGCGACCAGGCATGGTCCGGCCGGTCGCCGCGACGAGCTCGTCCTCGCTGAGCTTCACGCCGTCGGCGTGCCGCGTCAGGATCTCCATCATCCGGCGGTGAGCGCCTGGCTCCATGGCCCAGGTCTGGCTGAGCGCGAACTGGACGACGTGGGTCAGGTTCATGCGGCTTGCTCCTCTTCCTGGGGGTCGGGCATCGGCTCCATCTGGTCCATGGGCTGCGCTTCGGCCGGCTTCGATGGGGCGTTGGGCTGCGCCGTGAGCACGCCAGGTTCGAGGCCGTGCTCGAGCTCGATCTCGCGGGCCCGCTTCAGGAACCGGGCGCGCTCGCGCAGGACCTGCTCCGCGTCCATGCCTTGCTTCGCGGCCTCGTCGTAGGGCGTCGACAGGTTCGCCGCGACCGCCAGCGTCGAGGCCTCCGCATCCGTCTTCGGGTCGACCATGCCGTAGCCCGGCGACACCCAGCGGCACGCGAGGAAGGCCGCCGGGTTGTCCAGCCATTGCTTCGGCGGGCGCAGCCGGCCGGCGCCCACGGCCATCCGGATCACGTTGTTCCACCAGGGCTGGCAGAAGGACCGGACCAGTCGCCGGCGCATCAGATCGAAGCCGCGGCGGCACTGAATGAGCATGGCCCTGGCGCTGCTCAGGTTCATCCTGCCGAAGTCGCGCGCCACGATCTCGTAACTGAGGCCGGTGCTCGCCGAGATCGCGCGCAGGATCCTGGTCACGAACGAATCGAACGCGGTGCCGGGCCGGTTCGGCGTGAAGTCGAACGGCTCCTCGCCCTCGTTCAGATACTCGATGATGCCGGGCTGCAGCTCCTCGTGGAACTCCTGGCCCGTGGCCTGCTCGTTGTTCTGGACCGGGAAGATGTCCGTGTCGGTGGCGGACACGCCGCGCTTGATGAAGAGCGCGAAGTTCGAAGCGGCCCTCGCGGCGATCAGCTCGCTGTCGAGGTAGTGGTGCAGGTGCCGGGTGTAGAGCAGCGACGGCGTGAAGATCGGGACGCCGCGGGTCTGGCCGGGCCTCACCCGCTTGAACACGTGCTGCACGATCGAGATGCCGTTGTCCTCGACCGGGATGCGCAGGGGCACGGTGCTGTTCTTGCCGCCAGCGAACCAGTCGTCAGGGTGCTTCGGCAGGACGTGGAACGCGACACGTTCGCCGTGCGGCCCGAGCTCGACGCCGGCCCGGATGGTTTCGGTGTCATACCATCCCGGGCTCTCGACCCGGTCCGCATCGATGAGCTCGCACGAGATCAGGCCGTCGCCGCCGATCACCGCGTGTCCGATCGCGTCGCCGTCCTGGAGCCAGCAGCGCAAGGCCAGCGTCTGCAGGTCGTAGAACGTGCCGACCTTCGTCGCGTCGGCCTCGTTCTCGGCCCAGCGCTTCCACTCGGCCTCGCACGCCTCCCGCCAGGCCTGGCATTCCTCTGGCGTCATGCCCATCGCCTCCGGCGTGCAGACGCTCTGCGGCGTCACGCCCTCGCCGACGATCGCCTCCTCGAGGATGTTGATCGTCGAGGCCGCGTGCGCGTCGTCCCGGATCATCGTGCGGCTCAGCTCGCGCAGCCGGTTCAGGTTCGGAAGGATCTCGCCGTCGGCGCTGCCGCTCTGGGTCTTCGGGTTCGTGCGCGTGATCTCGGCCGCCTCGTAGGCAATCAGCCCGGCCGACTTCATGCGCGCGATCTGCATCGAGTGCACGAGGCGCGGGGCCACGATCGACAGGGCCGAGTCGAAGACGCGCGCGAGGCCGCCGGCGACGCCGCCATAGATCGGCTTCCGGTCCTGTCCGTTCCGCACGTTCTTGCGTCCGGACTTGATCATGCGAACCTCACGCGGGTTCGGCGGAGGCCGCTCTGCCTGGCGACGAGGGAGGCGTAGTGCTTGCGTGCTTCGATCAGCTCGCCGCGACCATGGAGAGTGATCTGGCCGCCGTTGCCCGGGAACGAGACCACGTCGAGCCCGTCCAGCATGGCCGCGTCGATTCGCGCGACGATGTCGGCGGGGGTCGGCGGCGCTGCCTCCGGCTCGGGCTCGGCGAGGCGCGCGCGAACCAGCTTCCACGTATCCGTGTTGACCCGGGCCTTCTTGATCTGGCCGAGCGCGCTGTAGTGCAGCCCGTCGAACGCGTAGTCGGCGGGGAACGTGAAGAGCCCGCCCGCGATCTCGGTATCCATCCGAGTGTCAGCGACGCCCACGTTCTTGTTCGCGGCCGCGAGCGCGTTGAGCGCCGCGTAGATCGTGGCGCGGCCATCCGCGCTGCCGCCGTAGCGACTCGGGCCGGTCAGGATCGTCGGGACCGTCGTGTCGCCGACGTGCGCCCAGATCGCGTCCATCAGCTGCTGCGCGTTGGAACCGAGGCGCTTGACCCGTTGCGCGTCGACCGGGTCGTTGTCGAACAGGTTGATCCATATGCCGACACAGACCGGCGTGTTGCCTTCGGCTTCGATCAGCAGCTTCGCGCACGTGATCTCGTTCTTGAGCGCGGCGAACAACGCGCTCGGGCTCGACGGATGGAAGTCGAAACTCTTGATGTCGTGGAACCAGCCGTTGAACCCAGCGAACGGAGTGATCGGTTCGGGCGACAGCACCGCGCCTTGCAGGAACGGCGAGATCATGCTGGCCGAGATGCCCAGCTGC